TTTTTTTAGAAGGTGAATGTATATCGAAACCCTCTGGCCCGGTAAACGCCTCAATAACTTTTTGAACAAGCTCATGTGCTATACCAACTGAATTACTTTCGGCAGACTTCATTCCTGCCCCAAATTGCCCAGCTACTTGTTGCCCATAACCTGAACTTTGGGTTGTCAAATCAGTAAATATAGTTTTTACATTTCCACTCATATTGGTAGTAGGTGTAGTTACAAGCTTTGTATTATTTTGTATTCCATTTCCGAAAGTTTTCAGCATGTCCACAGGATAGGTATCAAAGTCAGCCAATGGTCCTTTATCCGGCGCAGTAAAATGTATAAGTTCTTTTATTTTATTGGCCATAAGAGTAACTGATTCGGTAACAGGCTTTGTATTGTTCCTGATGCCTTTTGCCATACCCATAGGAATATCTTTCCCCCAGGTAGATGCTTGTGGTGTCATACCGGATATAAAATTCATATTAGGTGCCATCATTTTCATGCTTTGACGATTGCTATATATTTTACTGCCTGCCGGTGGCTCTAAAATTTCTGGTCCTTTTTCACCTACCCATGTGGGACCGCCCTTCCAATATGATGTACCAATAGCATTACCAGGCAAAAGATCATAAACATTAGTTGTTTTTTTAGGAGTAACTGGCTGAACAAGAGAATTTTTCGGGAATAAATTGGTTACTACAATAGGCTTCCCTTGCTGAACAGGAATATTTTTATTAGATACATCTTTATTGTTCCAATTTGTAAGCCAATCAAATGCTTTCTTTATGGCATCAGCTACAGCGTTAAACTTATCGGCTATCCAGCCAAGTATAGGGGATATCTTATCCCAAACCCATTTTATAACCCCTGCTATATTACCAAATATATCTATAGCAACTTTAATAGCTCCAACTCCAATTTCAAATGCAACTTGAATTAATTTCCCAATAGGAGGCAATAATTTTTGCACTACTCCCCATAACCCTCTTATCACTGGAATTATATCAATTTGGATTATAGACCATAATTTTCGTAAACTAGGCGATATATTATTCCACAATTGGACAAAAAATTTTGATATTGATGGAATATATCTTTGTATCACTTTAACCACTGAATTGAAAGCAGGGATTAAATACTTTTGAGAAACTTGAGATATAAAAATAAAAGCAGGATTTAATGCTGTTTTAATAGAACTACCAGCTTTAATAATATTCTGACCGAATTTAGTAAACTTATCTGAGTTTTTATCTAGCAAACTCGCTAATGGTGTTAATACCGTATTTATAACAGGTAAAAAAGCCTTACCAAAATTCGTACCTATAGTCTCTAAATTTCCTGTTACAGTACTCCATTGCCCTGCTGTAGTTTTACTTAACTCTTTAGCTCCTCCAGCAAAAACGGGGTTCAACTTATTTTTCACCGTCATATCATATGCTTTAGTCATTTCGCTATCCGTCAGGGTATCATTTTGCCCTTTTCCTACAAGACCATTAAATTGAGCAGCACTAAACTTAAATCCGAATTCTTTCATTCTTTCAAATTCACCAGTTTTTAAGTCTGCCAAGGCTTCCATTGCATCCATAACGCTTTTACCAGGATTCAGTGCTGCCATATTTTCTGCAAGATTCACAAGTCCCATAGATTTGCTGGTGTCACCATTCGTAATATTTACTGCTCTTCTGCCCGCAGCCAGTACTTCATTAGTTCCGAAAGGTGTTACATTGGCATTTACTCTAAGCTGATTTATGAAGCTGTCTGTCATACTTTGGATCTGTGCTGAATTAGCTTTACTATTATTGCCTATGAAATGTTTCATTGCAACTTCTTCCTGTTCAAGTCTCGAAGCAGAACCTATTGTATTGTTAAAAGCAGAACCCAAAACAATTCCAGCCGCCATTGTCTTTAAATTTATAAGCTTATCACTCACAGTTTTTATTACACTGCTTGCTTCATCTTTAGCTTTAATTATAGGTGAAAAAGTCTTTGCTCCAAGCAATTCTAATCGGCTCTTAACTTTAGTTATTTTCTCTGAAGCAATATCTTTTGCTGCTACAGTTATGGCAATACTTCTCTTAACACTATCCATAACTTTCTTGGCTTCCAGTATTTTTTTTGTAGCCTCGTCATTAGCTTTTATAGTTGTCTCAAATTTTTGAGTTGCTAGATCTTTCATATGGGTTTTGACCTTAACTATAGATTCAGCAAATAAATCAGCTCCCTCTATTGATTTTTTTATTTGCGCCGAGAAATCATCATCCAAAGTTAATCTTGCCCTTATTTCTGCCATGTGTTCACCCCCTTAACCTCTTTAAAATATAAAAAGAACCACATTAAGTGATTCTCCTCAAGTTATAAATATTTTATTAGTTTATTAGTTCTTTATGCGCTTTTTCAAACCTATGAGAATGACATATAGGGCACTCCTTCTTTTTAAAGAAAAAATAATAAGGGAGATAAAATACCCCTAACATAATTATAAACCACACCCAACTAAATCTTTTAATTGGGGTTACATTTCTATTGCATACTTTACAATATTTAATTGACATCCCGACCACCTCAAAAATATTATACTACATACTAATAGTTGGGAAAATAGGCACTTTATCTCTCCCCATGTTTTTCATCTTTCTGTTTCTCTCCATAACATATTCATCCCAGAAAGCCCTGGCAAATATTTTATCTCCTAAACTCATATTCCAATACTCAGACGGCCTGTTTATTCTTCGCTCTTTCCAGAGCTCGTACATGAGTCTGACTTCGGGGTCTGAGTGGATGAGTTTTTTATTTCTTTAACCGAATTTTTGCTGAAACCACTTAACCTTGTGATTGTATTGTAGATAGAAGTAACTTCTCCAGGCAGGAATATTTTCTTCACAGCATCATAAGCAGTGGCGGCACCAAAATACTCAATAACTTTCTTGTTATACAGATCAGGGTCCTTCACCCCATGCAGTACCGTTTCTATCTGCATGTTCTTGTTTGAATTTATTTCGCCGTCAGTGTTTATTGTTACATTCTCCTGTATTTCCTCCTGCTCGTCTGCTGTAAGTGCCTGGCAGGTTACTATAAAAGGCTCCCCCAATACTTCAGAGAGCCTTTTTATTTCAACATCTTTAGATGGTCTCACTAATTTGGTTTTATCTATTTTCAATAACAAATCTATCTTACTCATATTATCAATTCCTCCTCAAAATTTACATTCCACTTGGATCTATAGTATCTATTGGCTTAAATCCCTCAAACGTAAATGGTACAGATTCAGTCCCCAAAGCTCCTGCCTTCCAATCTGCAAGTGGAAGTTCGTCAAACTTAACCCCTAAAAGTTCTACACTTTCAGTTCCAATAGCTCCGGGGTCTGAAAGTTTGCTTGTAATGCTGAACACAGGTTCTTTTCCATTCAATATTGCGTCACCTATTAAAAGTATCATCCTTGATGTAACCTTATTCATGGTAAGTGTTCCACTGCCTTCTACGGAAGTTATCTTGTACTTTTTGAACATGGTCCCGCACATTGGCACATCACCTTTATTTAATTTGAACTTTGCCTGGAGTCCTGTAGCTTCATTTATCTGCGTATCATCCAAAAACACTGCTCCATAATTGCCGTGTATGGTATTTTCTTCGTTGTAATATCCTTGAGAATTTAACATATTTTATTTTCACCTCCTAGATTGCTATGTTAAAGGTAATATCTTCCATGACATCTATGATCTTTTGAGACCCAGTCATAAACACCTTTTCATCTGTATTGGCTTCTTTTATTTCCTGCTCGGTCATATCATCAACTTCTCGACCATCTGGCATTGTATAACCAACACTTTTTAAATAAGCTTTCTGTGCTGGCAAATCAATAGATACGTCACTATTGCCTTTATTGAGTAACCCCTGCATTTCAAGTTCACTGAAATAATCTCCAATGGCATTTATAAGTAACGTCTTATGGTCATAATCATTTTCTACTTTGCCGGTATATCTATCTTCTATTGTTTCTTTTATATCTCTGTATTCCTGGTCCATTATATCTATAACTTTTATCTTCTTATAAGATTTCCCTTTGCCTTCCGGTAAAGTTACGAGGCTGTTTACTGCCCTTCCTATCTTGACCTTTCTACCGTCATTTATGAGAATTAATTTTCCCGCATCAACTGCAGTATCAGCTTCCTCTTTGGTTAAATGGTCACAGTCAACAAGTTCTGTAAGTGGTGCATAAGTTGCAGATGAATTAAGTGGTGTTCCCGCTAAAAACCCTGCTATCCTAGCACAGTACTGTTTTGCTGTATATTCCTTGTCCGACTGCTTATTGCTCTCGTTAGTATAGTTTATTATACCCTCATGGTCTCCTGCGCAATTAGGCAGAACTGCTTTAACCTTTATGTTCTTGGTGCCTCTTAGCCCCTTTATCCATGTAGCAAAGTTAGTTACAGCATCATCCGCAATTTCGGGTACAGCTATATAGTCCCATATAATTGTTTCAAGGTAGTGTTGCGCATCTGAATAATCAGCAGCCGGCAAAGGATCCCCCGTTGGCTTTGGAACTATATAAGCTATAACCTTTTTAGGTGGATTTATATATCCTATAAAAGTTAATTCTATCTGCTCTTTATTATCATCCGAAAGACTATCCGGTATATTATCAATGCCATCTATTTCTACCGGATTTATTTCCGGCACTGCAGCTTCTTCCAAAATCAATACAACTATACCTTTGTTTCCCCTTTGTATAGCCGTAGATGCCTGCTGTCTAAATACAATATTGGTACTTGGCAATCCCATTATTTAAAAACCTCCTTGTTAAAATGAATTTCTTCCATTTTCTTAATGCTTTCCTGTCCTTTTTTGACTTCATCTCTGATTGAAACCAGGTAATCCAAATCAAGTTGAAAATGGAGTACAAAATCGACTATGGCGTGCTCTGTTTTTGTTATAGTGATAAATCTATCTTTGACCTGTATTCCCGATATAAAGCTGTTTTCAAGTTTATCCTGCATATCATATAGATCGTCATTGCACTCTGTTTCAGGAAAGAACTGAATATCTATAGTCAATGTAGGATTCTTAGTTAAGAGACTTGACCTGGTTGTGCCTATAGGAATTACCTGCACAAAAAAAGCAGGTGGATCAAACCCCTGTTTTACCTGTTCATCATATATGATATTCTCTTTAAATTCCTGACTAAGCTTTAAAGCCACTGCATCCTTAACATCTTTTACACTAATCATAGGCCATGCTCCTTGATTACATTGTCGAGCCAATTACTCAAACGCTGTGGGAGTTCCTTATTTAATTCCTCAACACTTACCTTAAGCATGTGTTGACCAGGAACAAAATCAATAGTGCCACGTTTTTTATAGGTAGCTGGATGATTCGTTTTCCCCAGCCTTGTCCTGTGGCCATATTCAACGTGGCTTGCATAATCTAGCGTATTTATAAGCTCTATATAGTATCCATTTCCCTCTTTAACTAGATTTCCTACCTGCCAATTTCTTCTCAAATCACCACCATTATGGCCATCCTTATATACCCCAACAGGTGTCCTTTTCTTTACCTTAGCCAACATTCTATTAGCAAGCTTGTATATTTCCCCTTCAAGTTCTTCAGGAAATTTAATTCCTACAAGTTCCATCATTGCATTTCTGTATTCATCAAGTCCTTGTATATTAAACCCCATCAAGATTTCTCCTTTCTCAAGAGAGGTACTTCCAAATGGCTGGCATAATAAAAAGGCTCTCCGGCCTCATACTTTCTCTTCATGCCATTTTGAAATGTAACCTCCACATCATCACCGGAAGCTATAGGAATATCAGGAGCACAGAACAGAATCGAATTATACTGGATATTATTTGTGGTATCTGTTTGATTTACATTGGCCACATCTTTCTTTGATACAGCACAGTTAATATCCTCTGCTTTTATTCCGGGTTTAAATGCTGTAGCTCCATTAGGCTTTGTATATGGAATCTGTCCCGATATAGTAGCCTTGTCAAAATAAGTCAATGCCAGTATATCTGCTTCACTCACAGCATCCTCACCTTCCTTGCCTTGTATTCATCCAGTTCCCCTTTTTCGGATGCAGTAAATTGAACTGTTTCATCCAGAGATTTTTGTTCATTGTAATTTATAGTAGTGTCCCCCCTTTGAACTGACTTCACATCACCAGCAGTATTATCCATTGATTTCATTATAGAAAATACCTTGTTCTCAATAAACTGATTAAGTTCAGGAACCAATTTAGGCAGTTTACAGTACTTCAAGACCTTGGTAGTAATAATACCTATATAGTAATTTATAAGTTTGTCCTTGGAAGTATCATCATCAGCTATGCCTAAAAGCATCTTTACATTTCCAGGCATATTATTCACCTACTTTAATTACTCCAGCTTTCTTGAACTCTTCAAGGTCTTCAGGTTTAACTTTTACCTTGTCTCCTATTTTATAAGCTTTGTCTCCATACTTTATATTCTTTATGAGTTTAAATTCTTCAACAGCTGCTGCAGATTTAGTAGACTCTGCTGGCTTAGTATTTGTTGCCGGCTTAGTAGCCGTTGTATTTGCTGTAGTATTTGCCATATAAAATCACTCCCTTCTCTATGCTACTGTAGCAATAAATACAGTATCTATCATTTCAAAACTTGGCATAGCAATTTCAGAAACTATTGTCTCAACATTTACTGGATGTGGATGCTTTATAGTAGTTATTGCAACTCCGGTATTTACAATCTGCACCTGTGCATCTGTTCCTCCTGCCATAAGGTCACTTTCCTCCGGAGTGGTACCGAAATAAGTATTGCCCAAGTTGCCATCAGGAAATAAAGTAAACCTATCATCAGGATAAAATAAATTAGAACTTCCATCCTGCAGTGCAAACTTTTTATTATATACTGCAATTGAAAGTCCTAACTTAGTTTGAAAATATGTCTTAAGCATTGCATCAGTCAAAATTATATTCTGGCCATTTTGGGTATTCATATCGAGTTTAATCTTTTTATTATTCATAAGATAGTTCCATGTTTTCCTTGTGCATACTGCTTTGGTAGGTCTTGTACCTGTATCATCTTCTATTGCATCCTGCCATCTCCTTATATCGTCTATGGGATTGGAATTTTCTAGATCACTCCATCTTGCAGTTGTAAGTAATGTTTCTTTGTGTGATTCTTTGAATTCATATGGATAATCGTATGCTAATCCATTTGCAACGATAGAAATTTTACCAGTTGAAAGTAATTGCATCCTCATTCTCTCGTTGTCTACTTCAGCACCATTAACAAGTGTAGTCGCATCATCAAATATCTTGTTTATCACCGGCATAATATAAGCTGCATTTGCCGCAGATTTTGCCTTATTAAGCTCCTGCCTGTCTTTTTCACCAATCCTCATAGCTTCTCTGAAAAATGGCATTTCAGTTTCAATCTTTGTAAACCCTATCCTGTCTCTCAAAGAAGCCTTAGTATCAAAGGCTGCAGGTTGCAGTGCTACTGGAAGCCCATTAGCTGCTTTTATCCAACTTAAGTCTAATCCTAATTGTTTCTTGGGTGGAAACAATGTAGCTCCCAAGTATGGAATATTGTTAGAACCATTGGATGTGTAATAAGTTCCTATCTCTGCTGCTGTTACAAAATCAAATATATTTGGCATTTATTATCACTCTCCTTTAAATTACGCCATAATTCCTGCAGCCTTTAGTTTTGCAAGAAGTGCATTAAAATCTGTAACCATTCCTGCAACATCCGTAGCTGCTGAATTAGCTTGGGTAGCTGCCTGCTTTACACCGCCAAGAGCATCTTTTGTAGCTGCAGGTAATGTGTACGTTTCTCCTCCACCTGAACCTTCTCCATTGATCGGGCTGTTTATAAATGTGATTCCTTTTAATGCTCCAATAGCTTCAGCAGTCAAAGTCACTCCGTTTGCTGCAATCTTTTCATAGTCTACAAAACCAAATATAAGTACTGCTGCATTTGTATTACCATGAGTTGCATCCAGGTCATTGAGAAGCAACCCTTGTGCTGTAGCATCATTTGCTATTTTAAATGGTGTAGAAGATCCTAGCATAGATCCCCCAACAGGAGTTCCTGCAGGTATTATCTTTTTCCCCTCTCCATTAAACTCAACTTCACTGATATCTATAATTCCAGGAAGTGCAACATAAGTATCAGGGATTTTCAGTATTTCTTTTTTATTTCCATAAGTCGTTGTTACAAATTTACTCATCAATCATTACCTCCATTTTATTTAAAATATGATTCTTTGGCTTTTTCCAAATCTTTTGTATTGCTGTTTTTGT